CAAACTCTCACCACTAGTCTGGCTTTTGCAGTAGGTTTGCCGCCTCATAATCACACTATTCAAGTAAATGAAAAAGTTTTGTCGGTTTGTCAAGTCAATCAAACCACGGGTGTAGCACAAGGCCATAATCACCCTATCGTTGCGGGGGTCGTTATGCCAGTTTTGTCGCATACCCACGCAATAATCTTACCGTAAAATAGCCTATCATAGGCATAATTAACCATTCAACTATGACCTTTTATCTATACAAGATAGCTAACATTAAAAATAATAAAGTTTATATTGGTAAAACAGTTGATTTTGTTCGTCGTTGGAACTCTCATAAAAATTTGGCAGCAAGTGATGCTAGGCATTTCTACATACATAATGCTATTAATAAATATGGTATAGATAATTTTATTTTTGAAATAATTTCAGAACATATCGATGAAAATGAGGCGTATGAAGAAGAAGTGTTGCTAATTGCAAAATATAAATCAAATAATGCTAAATTTGGATATAATTTGACTATCGGTGGTAAAGGGGTTTTGACCGATAAGCCAGTTTCTTTGGAAACCAGGAAAAAGATATCTGAAGCACAAATAGGTATCAAGAGAAGAAAATCTTTTGAGGTAACAGAGTTTACGAGACAAAAATTAAGTGCAACAATCAAGTATCGTGGCAATTTATCCGTTGAAAAGAAAAAAGAAATTTTAGAGTTATTTGATAGCGGAAATTATACCAAAAAACAATTAGCGGAGATGTTTAATATTAGATTCGAGACGGTAAGAAATGTAATTATTTATTACAAAAAAAATGGGTTCAAATCAAATGAGGAAAAACGAAAAAATAGATCAAAAGCAAAAATTGGACGGACCCTTTCAAAAGAGACGAAAAATAAAATATCAGAGGCTCTTAAGGGGACGGTATTTACTGAAGAAAGAAAAAATAATATATCTAACTCTCTTATTGGAAAAGTGCCTTCTACTGAAACTAGGGAAAAAATAGCAGCAAGCATATCTGGTAAAAACAATTATTTGGAGATAAAAAAGAATATTATTGAATTATTTGAAACTGGTAATTATAGCAAAATTGAATTAGCTAAAAAATTTGAGCTCAACAGAAAAACTGTTGAAAAGATAATAAAAAGACATAATGATGGAAACACATGACTAATAATCCGCCACTAACACCTAATTTCAATTCGCAATCACCGGGCCGTCTTGTGACTGACCGATATGATTTTCAATCTCATGTTGATGGGGCTTCTTTTAGACATAACGCCACTATGATTGATTTATCGCCTTCTTTGACGGTCAATGCAGTGACTTACACTGACGTGCAAGATGCTTTAACCGCTATTATCGCTGGTTTATCCCCACCACCCGTTTATGCTACCGCTACCGTTCCAGGTTTGGTTCAGTTGTCAACTGCTGGTGATGTGCAAGGCGTGTATAATGCGATGAGAGTAACAGCCTTGCGTGGCTACCCTATTACTACTTCTCCGCCCACCACTAACAACGTTCTAAGCTGGAATGGTGTGGCCTGGACGCCCACTCCGCTTTCATTCGGTCTTATCCCAGGAGGTACACCGGGTCAAGTACTAATTAGCAATGCTTCGTCTGTCCCTACTTGGACTACTATTTCCGGTGATGCCACGGTATCTAGCGGTGGCGCATTCAATGTTGCCCAAGCTCAGTCGGGCGCCCTGATATTTGGAGAGAACGGTGCCATCACTGCTTCTTCGGGCTCATTAACAGGAGGGGCTTATTCTATTTCTAGCAACGGCACCAATACTATTGTCAATGCTCGAAGCGGATTAATTGAGTTTGATATCGATAATGTCGTGCAAATAGCTGCGGGTATACAAACTTCGTATACCAGTCCGCTTCCCGCTTTATGGTTCAATCCACAAAGTGGGACTTTTACGCCTACCAATAATAACTGGAATATTTCTATTGATGGTGGTAATAATACCTATGTAAATGGCCCTGGTGGTTTCGTGACTTTGTCTGTGGGCAGCGTGACAGACACTTATCCAAATGGTTTTGGAGCTTCTTTGGCTGCTGGTTTTTTCAGCGTAGCAGGTAATATGGTTGTCGGCAGTATAGATCCGGGAAGCACAGGTGGGGTTGGATCTAGTCAAGCAGGATTATTGCAAATTTTACCAGTTTATTCTCCACCTACTGCATCTCCCCCAGCAGGACAAGGGTGTTTTGTTTATCAAGATAATGGCTCTGGCTCCGTTAGTACCGGATTGAAATATACTGGCCCCAACTCTTCTAATGCTTTGACGGTTCAACAAATTGCCGCTAATTGGCAAGGCACTTCCTTTTCTACACAAGCCAATCAAATTTTACAATACATTGGAGTTGTTACAACTACTAGTAACGTCCCTCAAAACATAATAACTATTGAAGTGCCCACAGCACATTTGATGGGCATTTGGGTTAGAGCCGCATGTTATAAGGCTGGTGGCACCACTCAGGGAGCCACTTTTGAGTGGCAATTTCAAGTTGAAAATATTGCAGGAACTGTTTTCTTACCTTCCGGTGTGACTGCTGCTGGTGGTACTAGAACGTATGATTCATCATTATCAACGTGCAATTTAGAAATTGGGGCTTCGGGTAACACTGCATTCATTCAGGCAGTTGGCATAAATGGAACAACTTTGGTGTGGACGGCTAAGGCCGAAGTAATCCTTCTGTAATATATTACTTCTTTCGCATATCCGTGAGGAGTTTTAATGGATCCAATTCTAACTATTTTGCTAAGCTGGCAATTTATCTTGTTCGGATTGGCTGTGGCTGGTGTCGTTTATGTTGTTCGTATTTTAGTCGAATATTTTATACAACTAGCTAAAAGAGATCCTAAAACATCTAAGTTTTGGAGTGAGTTGGTGCTTCCTATTCTACCAGTGGTGTTAGGGGCCGTGGCTGCTGTCAAGCTCAAAAGTTTTCCGTATCCAGACGGCTTAGTGACCAGAGGAGATAGAATTATTTTTGGATTAGTGGCAGGACTACTATCAACTCTATTGTATAGAGTAGTCAAAGGTTTAATTAGCGCAAAAATTGGTGGTACCCCACAAACTATCAATGTTATTATTGAAAATAAAGATAATAGCACGGTAACCACCACAACTACCAAGGTCGTGGAAGTCAATCAGGGAGAATGAGATGAGTTTTGAGGTAACTATTATGCAAAGAGAGCAACAAGTTCTTAATGATATTACTAAACTAGGACTATATAAGCTCCTATTTTCGGCCAAGGTAGCTTTTTGTTTTGTTATATTATTCATTACTACTTGTTTTATGTCTTTTTCTGCTTGGGCAGTTTGTAAACATATTCTCGATAGCACTACTTTCGGAGTTTGTTTTGGTGTGTTTGGTGGAATTATGGCTACTATCGCTGGTGTCTACAATATAGTTCATAGCATGAATGATCGTGCAGCCATGCAGGCTGCCGTTGATGCTGGCCCAGCTACCCCTCCAACCAATGTTACTGTTGTAAATACTACGAATGCGCCACCTCCCCCACCAGCTCCACTTCCTAGCCCAGATACTTCGGGAGACAACAGCGCCGATAATCTATCAACCCCACCACCTGATGCTAACTTGCCACCAAACGGACAACTGTAATGAGTAATTTTCCAAATAATTTTGATGACGACTCCACGCTACCATCAATTAACGATAATATATCCGAAATTGGTGGTGATGCTATTAATGCTTTGCGTGATGCGGTATTCAATATCGAAATGAATATTGGATTAAATGCTAATGGTACAACGACTTCTATTGCTCAACGTATGGGAATTTTTATCAATCCAGACGGTACCCCCAATGCCTCCATCATCTATAATTTAGGGTTAGTCACTCTTCCAGTCACAAACACTCAAATTGCAGAAGCGGCTGGTATCCCCGAATCCAAATTAACTTTGGATTTTCCAACGCTTAGCCTGTATAATTACATTAGAGATTTATCTAACAATGTTAATACGGCTCTTGGATGGCAGTCCGTTAGCGGTTCTAAATTAGAACCACATCTTATTGGATTAATTTATCGTCATGATTTAGCCCAAATCGATGTAGCGGAAGTTTCTTCTCAATTCCTCAATAACGTATTTCGCGTCAATAGAAATAATACCAATTCCTATACACTAATCAACGACATGAATAATGAGCTATTGGCTCATCAGTGGGCTGATGGATCACCATTTGGTACGGGCGCAGATATTACCACCAATAATGGTTCTAAATATTCTTCTTATTATTCTCACGTGGCTAGTGGTATTTTCCTCGATACCAGCAGATTTGTGGTTATTCCCGAAACCGCTACTGACGTTCAGTCTTTTGCTGAGTTTTTCGATAGTTCCAGCATTTTAGCCCTTGGCACCAGAGTGCAAAACTTATATGCCAATGGTATTTCTGTCAACTCCGCTTCTTCCAGTCTAACTACTGATGGTTATGGTTCTCCAATAGTTCCAGTCACCCCAGCTATTGCCTTCCTTAGAGGAGATGGTAACAGCAGCATTCCAGTAGATGATATTGCTATTGGTGATGACATTATTCAGTTTATGCCAACTGATGACGGGTATTCTTTTGATGAGCAATTTGCTTTGGTGAGACCAGGCGACATTGTCAGAGTCAATTATGCTAATGACGGTTATTTCGTGGAAGTTCCTTATGTCATTTCCGAAAAGAAATACATCCAAGGTAGCACTAGCGCTTTTAGCACTTTCATCGTTAGAATTTTAGGTAAGAATATTGCTTATGCACCTAATGCCCTTGCTAGAATTGATCGACCACTTTTCAACAATAATAAGTATGGAGTTCTCTCTACTGCTGGCGTCAATTCACCTAACTATCCAAATCCTCCTAGCTTAATTATTGGTACAGCGCGTGGTGCAGAATGCACCGGTATCAATTTTAGCCCTGACCAGTTCAATGAAACGCACTACCTACTTCACTTGGCTCTCTACCCAGATGGTAACCCACTAGACGGATATACTTTCTTGCCAGGTATTGATGTCACTGGAAACCAAGGTACTACACCCGGTTCCTATACGTTAGATGAAATTGTAGACGCGACCAATATTGCTTTTAGACAAGCTGGCTACAACTATCGATTTATCGCCTTCCGTTTTCAGGGACAGTTCGGTATAATGATTGCCGACTCTTATAACAACGCTTCTTTCTCTGTGGTTAGTGGTGTAGTCAGTCCTTTGGGAGTTTACGATCCAACCAATACGGCCGTCAATTTCCCTAACAACGTTATTGATGTTTTCCCATCTAACGGTAGTACTGCGCCCGATCCTCTCGGATTCGGACCCTTCAATGCTAACTTAGCGAGCCCACCATTTCTAACCTCGTACGGTTCAGCGCAATCCGCTCTTTTCCCAACCATCTTGTTTGCCCCACTCAAACGCAACAACTACTACGTCAATGGCGCAGAGCGTGAAACTTTCAATCTAGATGTTGGGCAAGCGTTGGATATGTACGGTGATGGTTATTGGGTAGCTACTGTTACGGGAGCTAGTGCAAACGCAGGCCCACCAGGACACATGGTGGTCTCTTATAACATTCCACTTGACTTGTCTGCCTCTAATTTGAAATCTGGTAAAACTATTGTGGTGCAACAAGTACCAGGCGGCCCTAACCTTGGCTTAGTCAACTACGGAAGATTTATTATTCAAAGCGTCACCTTCTCGTGTTGTCCGCCCGTGGAAACGCAAATTGTTGTGTATGACGGTGTCCACGCCCAAGGCAGCACGCCATATCCCGTGCTTGCTGTTGGTTCGCAAGTAGCTATTTATTTCGACAATGACTCTGTGTCTTTTGATGCAGAAACCGCAACAGACTTTTCTCCGGTGAGTGCCACCTTCAAGAGATTTTTTGAAGTGTATGTGGATTCCAATGGTAATACTTATACGCACGAAAGAGGCAGACTTAGTATTTCCTCTCCAACTCTTGTCAACGGTATTCCACTATACACTAGTGTGCCATCCATAGCTCAATTGGATATCGTTAGTATCTCTCCTAAATTGAGAGGCTACCAATTTGCTTCAGTAACTAAAATTACCTTATCATTAGCTAGTTATAATCCAGTCACCGGATTGTTCACTGGAAATCTAGCCTCTTACAATGGGGTTTCCTTTACCAATGCCGGCCCAGTTACCACTGGACGTATAGGTGAGGTAACCAGATTTTATGATGTTAGCAATATAGACTACATCGATATTATTTTCGACTTTGGAAATACAGTTCCGGTTCTAACCAATCAATATATTGATTTCCAGCTTTTCCCAAGTTTGCAGTTAGACGAAGAAATTATGGTACTCGCTTCCTGTCAACAAAGAACGGATACCAATGCAGTCAGTCGATTCACCGATCTTCGACAGTTCGGAAATACCAGCGAGCAACAACTAACCACCTCAGCTTTGGATTACATCGCTCTACCAGAAAGACTATTGCATTTCAATGGCGTTATTAGAGGATTTGATGCCACCATAGTATCCGGTGGATATGGTAGTGATGCCCTCCTCTCCTTAACAGGTGGATTGGCTTTGGTCAATGGAAGTTTTGAGGCAGTCAATAACCAAATCTTCACCATACCACCACTGCAAGAATCGTATTTATCTGCTATTTATCCCATCAACTATGGTCTCTGTGTGGATGATGGTGGCGATTTAGTAACTATTGTATTGACAGATTATGACACTGTTAATGGTACGCCTAACGCACCTAATAGAGTGGTCACTGTTAATAACGTAGTGTCTTCTACTTCATACCAAATAGATTCCGCCACCTTCTCTTACATCTTGAACGATCGAAAAGATTTAACGCTACTTTATATCGTTACTGCTGTTGTTAGTGGTACCGGAACCGGCGCAACCACTGCTATTACTATCCGTGATGTGAGAAGATTTGCCAAGGATTCCGATTCCAGTATTCCGGCTGTTCTTACCAATGATAAGTCGCAGGGTAATTTCCTGACTTTTGCATCCGCTATTACCTGGCTCGAGTTCAACAGTGACTTCCAAAACACTTTACAAATCAAAGGCGCTTATACCATTGCCACTGATCCTGGCTTGAACTCCGCAATCTTTATCGAAGGAGCGGGCGTTATTGCCTCTTTGACTTTTAGCTCTAATGTAGTTATGTCGGAAGTGACATTTGAGAACCTTACCCTAGTTTTCAACGGCACCTTAAACGCTACTAATGTTACTTTCACCAATTGTAATATTACTTTCAATGGCGCCACTACTTTTTCTGGTGTTGTTATTGATCCATCTACTGTTGCCGTGAATGCCTTGATTGTAACCGGGCAATCTTCTTTCTTAAACTCTACATTTAATGTCCCCATAACCGTAGCTTTTTCTTTGGAAAGTGGCAGTACTTTTGTGGGCAATACCTTTAATTACTCAGCCAACCCAGTAGGAGACGGTTATTATCGAACGGGAGATTTGGTTAACTCTGGCAAGGCTATGATGTATAGTGATGTATCAAGTACCTTGACTAATTTAACTATCACTGGCAATACTTTCAATACTGCTTTAACAGATCATTACGCCTTTCTTAGCTTGCAATTGTCTACCCAGTCAGCTATTGTGCAAAATGCCAACATTTCTAATAATCAGTTTATTAGTTCCGCCACTTCCAATGATTATAGGGCGGTGATTGCTATTACTTCTACCGTGACTACTCTTACATTCAATCCTCCTGTTTGGCCACTGTATCCTGCCGTAGTAAATATGACTATCGATAGTAATTTATGTAATTATGATCAGATGATTTTATTTTCTACTGATCGAGTGCCTGGCACTGCTATTAGTGGGCCTATGTTAAAAGCAACTAATTGTTACATTAGTAGAAATATTTGTGGAACTATTGGGTTTATTACGGCACAAAGTATAGCTTCCGATTCTGATAATTCTAATCCTGCTAATGGTGGTTTCGTTAGAAATAAAAAAGGCCAATTAGTGATCGAGGGCAATACGTGTAAGTTTATCTCTAATATTGATTCCTTGGGAGACTATATCGCTTTCTATCCTGCTTTTGCGGGGAGCCCCTCCAGTTGGGTAACGATAGGCACTGGGCCTTGTGCCATTCTTAACAATACAACTAATTGGATTCAGGTAGGCTGTTGTGCGGGTAATAACGGCGGCTCATCCGATGATGGTATGCTAATCTCTGGTAATAGATTGTCGCCTAATAATTCATCTTATCTCGCCTTATTCACGGATACCCCTCAAAGTGGATGGACGCCCGATAATGTCGGTATTTTACTTCGAGGAGAAACGGCCTCTGCAAGCACCACATTTGGTGGAATAACTAATAGTATCATTGCAAATAACACAATTTCTCAAAATATAACTTTAAGCGTGAGTGTGGGTGAAGGAAGCAACATCTATTATTACTATGCAGCTGCCATTGCGTGTTACAACAATGCCATTATTACGGGTAATTCTGCCAATGGTGTTGTTAATTCTAGTACCACACCATTGGTATTTCTATGGGGTGTGAGTGACGCAACCCTAACACCAAATATTAGATTTTCTCATAATACGCTAGGTAGAGTAAATTTACTCACTAGCACCATACAAGCATATGTGGCTGGAATAGAGAGTGCCACTAATATCGTCAGTATTACCAATAATATTTTTGATAGCCAATTTGTAGATAGCGGTAATACTAATAATAAAACTGGTCTCAATATTCCAGATTTTTGGGAGTTTAGAAATAACACCAATCAAACTTTCTATGTTGAATTCCCCTTGGTAGATGACTCGGCTATGTTGAGCGTTGGTATTTCAGGTGGTGTGCCGGGCCCACCAACATCGGGTGTTGGGGTGGTTGGCGGAGTTACGCCACAAGGTGTTATTTTGACTACCGGTACAAATGGAGTTAATTTCGAGAGAGCCCTCAATCTATCGGGTGGAAGTACTTTTATTCCCAATACTCAGTATACGGTTATCGCCGATTTGCAAAATTCGAGTCCAGAAGTCACTGCGTTTGGTAAGACTTTCAGTTTAGATCAAAAAATACCTCCAAATTGTAAACTAACTAATGTGGCAATAGGTCTGGGTATGATTACCCCTACTTTGTCAACATCGCCATTTCAACAAGCCTTGAATTGGAATGAGATTTCGTCCGAAACTGGTAGTACCTGGAACTGTATGACATTGACATTGATGAAATATGCTCCCACCAATAATAATCAAACTTTCGGTTCTGTCTTAGATGTTTTTGCCAATGTTTCGTATGATGGTTCTACTAGCCCGCCTTCTGTTGTTGGTGACCCTACACAAGAAGGAAATTTGATTTATAATATCTTCGTTCCCAACTCTACGGTGGGTGGTAGTCAAATTGCCGAGACTGCTTGGAGAACAAGTACACAATATGCTATTATTCCAATAAGCGCGTTTGATTATCGCACTGGTCAAAGTTATAGAATAGCTATTTCAGTAGATGCAAGCTTCTTGAAATCTACTAATGCTGCGGCGTATTTGTGTTTGTCTCCTGTAGTAGTAACCTGTGTATATGGAGCTTAATGAGTTCTAACAACTTTTTTAAGAGCGATCTCTTCGGGATATACAATATCGTTCAAGCCTCGATGATTGTCTATCCCAAGGAAATTATCATAGCCACCTTGCGAGATTTTTTTTCGCAGGATAGCTATTATCATTTTTCCAAAGACCAATGGGGTTTTCCTAATACCACGGATCATACTGATTTGCCACCAGGAGCGGATTTGCCCTACGGGCCAGGTTCCCACCCACAGCTCAATCCTAATCCAGTATTACCCACTCGTCTTTTCATCGGTGAAAATTATAGATATGACAGCATTTTCTACCCCGCTATTCTGGTGAAAAGCGGTGGAACACGTTATGTCCCCATCTCTATCAATCGTAATCAGGGCGAAATTAAATATGATAAAAAAATATACACCGATGGTTACGGCAATGAAACCATTGTACGCACTCCGGTTTCTTTTCTAACGGCAGGAGCTTGGGAAGGCTCTATTATGGTAGATGTAATGACCAGAAGTTTGCGAGCCCGTGATGATTTGGTAGAATTGGTAGGTATGTGCTTTACCGAAGTTCATTTTGAGACTTTACATCAGATAGGAATAATTGTCAAGCCTATCTCGATTAGCGGGCCTTCTGAGACAGACGATCGAAATGATAAGTTGTTTAGGCAAACTCTCACATTAGATATAAGAACTGAATGGAAAAGAGAAATTCCTATTGGAAATACCATTGATGCCATTCTTTTCACAGCTAGTTTCGCAGATTTGTCCAAACCAGATAGCCCAGTAGCCGCGAACCTAACTATTAATACAGAGGTTAGCATTGCAGATATGCTAATAAAACTGTAAAATACTGGAATAGAACGTGTTCAAAATAGAAAGTTTAAGGCTCATCAGTTAATAAAATATGCTAATAGGGCCTCCAAGGATAGCAATATTACTACATTTTAGTAATGCAATCCACAAATCGAGTGAGAAGGATTTAACATGGCAAACATACCAGGAGCTACAAACGCACTTCCAGGCGTATTTACAGACGTCATAACACAGTCTAGTGGTGTTGCGATACCTGGAGGCTCTAGAGTCACGGCTATGATTGGCCAAGGCACAACTCAGCAAACCATCATTTCCCAAGCTATCGGTGGTGGTGTAGACGGATTAGATCCAACTTTTACAACCAGCACCGGTGCGGATGGTCGACATTTCATCATCAACAACGCTCCTCTAATTCAAAATCGTACTACCGTTTTCAAGAACGGTGTCCCTCTAGTTTTGCTAGAGCTCGGTCCCATCACCCCCACTACTACTTTCAGTTTCAGCTATGATGCCCAGCTAGATCCAGCCACTGGCGATCTTCTTTTGCAAGCGGCTCACATCGAAAATCAGGGTGGTGCGTTCTACGTTCCACTTAACACTAACGTCGGTTTAGGCTCCATTAATAGCTTGCAGCTATTAGATCAAGATGCTCCGCCAGAAACCTGGACCATTCGCTGTGTTGGCGTTCAAAGAAATGCCATGAACCAACCAATCGGTGGAACTGCTCAGTTTCAGGCGTTCGGTTCTGTTTCCGGTTCTCCACTAGATGCCAATGGTAACCCAATTATTTGGGTGGCTAATGGTCAAGTAGTTAGCAATGGTATCCTCAGTTTCTCTATCACTGAAACCACGGTGTCTTCCGTAGTTGTGTCCCCATTCCGTCAAGGAGATGGTTTTACCATCATCGTGCAAAGCGGAGTTCTAGTTCGTGGAGACACCTTAACTTCTACTCAAATTCCACAAGCTAATATTAACGCTCCCACACTTTGTTTGGGCATCACTGACGTGTTCAATCTCTGTGGTGCAGCCAGCGTTACTAACAACTTGGCTTTGGGTGGTCAACTCTTTTTTGCTAATAACGCTTCCTCTCTAATTGCTTTGCAAGCGGCCCCTCCCCTCCCAAGAAGAACCTCTTATGTTTTGGATCCAAGTGTAGATTCTACTTCCAAAAATCCAGACGATTATATTTTCCCCTTCCCACTAGGAGTTGTGCCAGCTATTGGTGATGATATCCACGTGTTCGTAACCAATCCAGCTACCCAAGTGGAAAGTCAACTTCTACCTAACCAATATCCTTTCTACACCATCAGTACTCCACAAAATCCAATCTTCGGGGCACCTTCTGAATCTGACTTTATTTTCAGTTCTCAACAACCACCTGGTGGATATTCTTACAGTTACAGCGTGGTTAATGGATATGAAGTTACTTTCAGTCAATTCGACGGATACATTGCTAGATTACCAGCCTTCCAAACACAGGCCCTTTTCTCCTCCGCCTCTATTGAATTCGACAATACTTTCGTTGGTCAGTTACTACAAACATTCGATCCTAAGAATGCGGCCAACAATGGTATCTTCAACATTACAGCCGTTTCTAACGGGCAACTATCTATCCAAACTATCACTGAGCCTGGTGAGCCTGGCGATCCAGTTCCATTCGAAAGTACAACTGGATTCCCAGATTTTACCTCTGAAAATCCCGTAACCTTCGAGCTTATTTATGTTCCAACTGGACTGCCAGTAACGGGTGGAGATGGTACAGATGGCACTTTGATCGCTTTCTTGAATACTGCTACTGCTACCTTAACTAGCAGTCAAGTGGATTTCAGTGATTTTGCAGCTATCACCCAAGATTATAGATTACAAATCAACGGTTCTGTGGCCGTCAATCCTACTACTGGATTGAGCAACGATGGTCTCTATGATATTACTGGTTTCGATGCTATGACCAATACCCTTACTTTGGCCATGGCCTTTGTTAGCTCCAGCGGTCTCAGATATGAAGTGTTGGACCCAAGTGCTAGTGGCACCACCACTTATTTGATCTTGAACCAAAACGTGGTTCCTAATGGTAACCAGTTGAGAGTGACAATCGTGGATCAAAGAGACGCAGCCTTCTTCGATGCAGGTTGGGTCAATGCTTTGGCCGCTTTGGAAACTGTGGAATGCGACATTGTGGTCCCTCTACCAAATCAAACCATCAGCGTTATTTTCCAAAACGCTCTCAGCCACTGTATCGCACAAAGCAATATTGTTAACAGACACGAAAGAATTTTGTTTATCGGAGCCATCAATGGTTTGACTCCTGCCAACTTGACTGGTGCTCAATTAGCCGCCGTGGAAGACTTGGGTATCTTGGAAGGAATTCCTAACAATGATATTACTAGCACTTTAGCTGGTAACATTCAAGACATCGCTAACTACTCAGTTCCCAATGCTTATGGCTTCACCTTCCGTTGCGTGTATTTCTATCCCGACCAGATTGTGGTACAGGCTGGTGCTAACAACGTCTTGATTGACGGTTTCTACATCGCTGCTGCTGCCGCAGGTTACGCTAACGCAGACTTGGCTCTCCAGAACCCATTCACCAATAAGGTGTTTAGCGGGTTCACCATCCTCAATAACAAAATGTTTTCTAACACCGTACTTGAATCATTGGCTGCTGCGGGTGTCACTACCCTCCAACCAGTGGCAGGCGGTGGTAGAGTAGTTTGGGGAATTACCACTACTCAATCTGGCTTCCCAGAAGAACAAGAAATCTCTGTCGTCTTTATTAGAGACAGAGTGGCTAAGGTACTTCGTGCCGGATTCGAGGGATTTGTAGGAACTCCTCAAACAGCAAGCACTGCAAACTCATTAAACACAGAAGCGGTTATTCTATTAAACTCCTTGATTGCACAAGGATTAATAACGGCCTTTACTGGATTGACAGTAGTTCAAGACTCAGTAGATCCTCGTCAATGGGATATTTCAGTAATTATTCAACCAACATATCCAATTAACTGGATTTACATCACAGTTACCGTAGGTAATTTGGGAGCTTGATATATATACTTAGGAGTTAAAATAATATGACTACGGGTTATCCACAAACTGGTTCAATACTAAATCTAGGAGATGCATTCGGTACTAATACTACCGAAACAGCAATTTCAACTAATATCTTGATTGCTGTCAGAACTCCAACTGGTTATCAACCAGTTGGTGCAGTTCAATCTATGGCAATCTCTGAAAAGAGATCTATTAAAATGATCGATGAAGTTGGAACAGATGGTCATATTGACTCTGTCCCTAATCAATCCACTAACATTACTGGCACTTGCCAAAGAGTTAGATTCCAAAAACTACGTGTTGCCGAAGCGTTTGATAGAGGCTTCTTGCATGTGGCTGCCCAAGTGTATCCTTTTGATATTGTTATCTTTGACAAGCAAAAGTTTGCTGTCAATGCTCAGGTAACTACCATTATTAAGAACGTTTGGATTTCTGGCATTGATTATACTTACCAAGTCAGCGATTGGGTTATTACCGATAGCATGAGCTGGGAAGCGGAACAAATTTATAGCCAAGTTAACGGTGGCCCAGCTGCTACGGGTGGTCAAGACAACTTGCTCAAGCCGTTCGGTGGAGCTAACAATCCAACCTGGATCGAGTCCCAAACCGATATGGGTTCCAGTGGCAGAAGAGGTTCTCTGGATGCTGCCGGTCTTATCGATATTGGAAGTGCTCAGTACCCAGCTTCTGTTGGTATTTACTAATCATTACTAACAATATAAAGTCTATAAAACGCCTGGTCTTCGTGATCGGGCGTTTTTGTTTGTTATATATTTAGTTAGGAGTTGTAAATGCCAAAGTTCGAAAGCCCAATTAGTTCTAAACAAATCAATAGTCCTCCAATGAAGGATTTTAGAGTGCCAGATGAAAGTGGATTTAACCCACCTCCTCCGCCTCCACCACATCGTCATGTCCAAGAGATGCAACCACCACCTTTTGATCCAGTAGCCATGAGAGAGTTTGAGGCTTCTATGCAGCCTCAACGAGCGCCCCTCCCAATGAAAGAAATGAGCGATGTAGAGAGGCAGATTTTTGAGGCTAAGAAAGCCAAGAGAGAGGGAAAGGAAAGATTGTCAGACGGTGCCAAACGTCGTATTGAGATGTTGATTGGTATGACGCGTATGACCAAGACCATTGACATCGAAGGTAATAATTTTAGCCTGCAAACATTACAAAATAGAGAGGCTCGAGAAGCTTTGGTAGCTGCGGCTGACTATGATGGTACGGTACAATTTTCTTTTGAGTACTCTAAGCAATTACTGGCTCGCTCCCTAACACAAATAGCTGGCATCAGTTTTTCAGATTTTATCTCGTCCCATGATTTAGAAGATAAACTAAACTTTGTAGAGGACCTCCCACAAGCACTTTTCACCAGATTATATAATGAATATGTAGCGCTAGACGATGAATCAAGAGCTAAGTTTTCTCCTAAAACTGAAAATCAGGTGAAGGAGGTAGTAGAAGACCTAAAAAAATAATAAATGAACCGGAACATCGTTTTACTTGGGAATTGTGCAAGATTTACCGTAAGTTACCCAATGATCCATTCATTATAGATATGGACCCGGTTCTCAAATTATGGTTATACCATCATTGGTTAGGCGATCAAAGAGATGATGCCGAACTAGCTAAAAATCACGCATATCTATTAGGATCTTTCTCGAATCCTGAGGCTGTCAAAGAAATGATGAATGATAATAAGCATGAATCTTCCGATGAGGATATGGAAGAGTCGATGAAGATGGTAATGGAGACCGATGTACGTAAGCTGGAAGGCGGGCAAACTCCTAAAAGAAGAAGACGCAGAAGAGCAACTTTGAAGGAATAATAAATGGCCGATCCAACCACAACACCCACAGATCCAACAGCGCCCGTTATGCCGGATGTAGCTGCTACACAGAATGCTACTGCTGCTTATGAAGAGTATGGTAATGCTGCGCGCAAAGTAATTGAATATGAAAGGCAGCATCGAGACAGCTTGCATTTAAGTAGTGCGGCCATGGGTTTTGCTACTACCGCAGCGGTAGGTGCTGCCAGTGGATTCAGTCAATTGGCTCACGTTGATATGTCCAGGGTCAATACTTACACCAAACAGTTTGATGAGCTCGGTAATATTCTAACTAAAAATGGCACTATTGTTAAACTTTCTGTTGACAGCATGAATACATTAAAAAATGCTGTTGGAGCTATAGGAGGCTCTACTGTTGCAGGGATGACTGAAGCGATGAAAGGTGGAACTGAAGGATTGATTGCTTATGGCAAACAATTAGCGGCAGTAGCTGATCAACAGGTTATAACGCGAGAATCCATGATTCAAACCATGGCTACCACAGGTGATTTGAGTGGATTGTATGCAAAAACTAAATATGATCTTTCTCAGCTCAACGCTATGTCTAAAAAAGTTACAGACTCTCAAATATTAGCAGATGGCGCCACTAAGATAGGTATTGAAACTGCACGAAATTGGCAAGCACAATTATTTACCATACCTGGCGTGCAAAAAGAATTAATAGAAAATACGGGTAGAATGACGGCAAAAACGGACTTCTTTACCAAAACTGTCCAATTTGCCAAGGGAGCTGGCCGAGATTACAGTACTATGATTCAGGATATGACCGTCGCTACCAAAGAGATGGGCATGTCTCAAGAAAAGGCTTTCCAATATACAGCAAGAATGACTGAGGCTGCCGAAGTAATGGGAGTGCCGGTGGATGATTTACGTATGGCCGTCAATTCATCGGCAGAGGCTTTTCAAGCCTACGCTTCGGGAGGTGAAAACGCAACCAGTGTGACAGATGGTTTGCAAGAATCTATGACTGAATACATTAAGTCTCTCAAAGATTCTGGTGTTCCGATGGCCTCAGCTATTAACTTAGGTAAGGAATTGGCTGGCACTTTGGGTAGTATGGGCTTAGCTCAAAAATCTTTCTTGTCTTCTTCCACGGGCGGCCCTGGCGGAATGATGGGGGCTTTCAAGATTGAAGAGATGCTCAAAAAGGGAAACATCCAAGGCGTCCTCGAGAAACAAAGAGAAGCTATGGAAAAAATGCTAGGCCCCATCGTTTCTACCGAAGAAGCTGCTAGTAGCGAAGCTTCGGCTCAAAAAATGACTAAACAGATTATGCTCCTCAGACAGGGTCCTCTTGGCCAATATGCCAAGAGTGATGCCGAGGCAGAAGATCTCTTAGATGCTATGAAAACCGGAGGGGGTCTTAGTGCCATTGGTAAGGGTAAAACGGCATTGGGGGATGTTAATAACAATCTAACTTTGCAGAAGGCTATTGAACAAGGAAACAAACTAGCTCAAACTACGGATACTAGCGTCTCTAAAATAGAGGCCATGATCAGACAGGCCCAACTAAGAGCTGGTATGGATGTAGGAAGTAAAATAGGCCAGTTTACAGCACGTTCTGCTACTCGTAGTGGAGCTGGAGAGGGTATTCATCCAGAGTTACAAGCAGATTTACGTCGAGGCGAGCGAGAGGCAGGCTCTTCTTCTGCTTTGGAATCTGCCCAAGCCCTCAAAGACTTGAAAGGCATTCCAGCTTCCATAGGTATTTTGGCTAGGGCCGTGGTAGATGGTATCAAAAGTGGAGATAGCAAAAAAATAAGTACTAGTACCAGGGCAATGGATCAGGGACTTACTAATTGGAAAGAAGCTATCTCCAATATGTCAGACGCAGATATGCAAAAATCTCAACAAGCACAAATGGCGAATAAAGCAGAAGGATTATTTGGAGCTGCCGTACAGGATATGAGTGGCCCAACTGCAAATCTATCTGCTCCACAAACTGGGGGAGATATTTTTGGTGGGGGTATTGGTCAAGGATATACTCCCGCTGGAAGGCAAGTAGGCCAAGCTGTTCAATCACCCAAGGGTGATGAAGATACTTTTGGTGGTAAGGGATCTAAAGCAGGGGGCGCTACTGCCGTTTCCACCACGATGCAATCCAATCAACCTATACCAGTTATGTTAGCCGATGGCAGCAGCATCACAGTCAACTTTACAGGTAAGTGCCCACATTGCAACTGGAATATTCATTCTACTGAATCTGCCAGAAGTGTAAGCCCACAATCTAGTAACGGATAAAACAAGGATTTTCTTATGGCTACCTTTTCTCTTAACTCAGCTACGCAAGGTACTAACAGTCTTGCTGCCTCTCTTAACTCAGCTGATCCTGTTACGCAAGCGCAACTTGCCTCTAGCGGATCTTTGGCTTCTTCTACGCCAGTAGGTAGCGGTAATGACTTGCCTTACGCACAAATTGTACCAAGCGTCAATGCTCAAATTGTTAGAAACATCATTACTTGGTATGTTCCTCAATTTGGTACCGTACAGATGTTTATCAATCCACAAAATATTACTTATAATCACAAAAAGCTAATCAACAAAGATAGAACTAAGGGTGGATATACTTTACAATATTGGGGAGAGGAATTGAGCACTCTCAATATCTCGGGAACCACAGGTAGTTCGGGTATTGAAGGCATTAATATGTTATATGAGATTTATCGTGCAGAACAATATGCTTTTGATGCGGTGGGTTTAACCTTGGCTGCCAATAACGCTGCTGCGGATGTTTCTAATAATATTTCAGTTGGTGTGGGCGGAGCCATAGGGCAAGTCTTTGGTGGTACTAATTTAGTGTCAGGATCCAATACCGCTGGTATTCTAGGTGGTATATTAGGATTGAACTCACCACTTAATACTTTGTCAGCTAGAAATATTCCTACTTTGGCTTCTTTGGCTTTTGCGGTGGAAATGTATTATAATGGCTGGGTGTATCGAGGATTTTTTGAGAGTATGACGGTCACGGAAAGAGCTGACAACTTCTTACTAGATTACCAAATGCTCTTTACTGTTACTCAAAGAAGAGGATATAGGACTAATTACTTTCCTTGGTCGGAAAGTCCGGTCAGTGGAGCTAGCAGCTATACCACCCCCGGTTCTTTCAGTGGTTATACAGTTGCTAATACTAATACGGGTGTAAATATTGGTGTAGCCAATCAATCTTTGGCAAGTACATTAATTGATTTATTGTAAGGGGATATGTATAAATGTCTGATTTTTTAGGTTTGTTAGGGAATGCTATAAGTTCTCAATTTGGATTAGCCACCAGTGATACCACTTCATTGAATGAGGTAATTGATGGGCAACAACTTAGCACTGGCAGTCTTGGTGGTATAGCTTCTCAATTCGATCAGTCCATAGAACGTAGATATACAGAAGAAGGTTATTTACGCAGAGATCCTTATGAGACAGACCCTCGTTTATCCGAGGTTTTGTGGCAGCAGCCTAGTGCTACCGTCTTATTCAAGAAAAAGATGTTTTCTTCTATTGCAGAAAATTATCGCCCTGACTTTATGGATCAAGACGAAAAATTGTACTATAAGGCTATGTGCCTGCTCTTCCAAAACAAATGTACACAAATTGCGGCTCTTGAACAATTGAGCAAAATTTCGCAAGTTACAGCTGCGGTGGGCAGCATCGCTCAACAATTATTGCCGGTCATTGTGACTTTGGCCGATCAAGCCAACAACGGTTATGCCACAGGCAGCGGAACTGGTTTATTTTCTAATGGCAATCCCTTTGCCCCATCAGATGCCACCAGTTTTTTCCAAACGGTAGATAGACTGCGAGTGTTGCAAGCTTATAATTTTACCTCCCCCTACACTAGTTGGATTACCGATCCTACCGATCTATTTCAATCCACTTTTGGCCCCGGTACGGGTGTCATTGAAATAACTAATTTTACTAGCCTCAACACTACTACTAGTGTGGATATTTTAAGTCCAGGCGGTTTTACACTTTCTATTTCCGATCCCTATGAGTCAATGTTGATTACTGATTATGATATCGAAATAGCGCTTAGTGATGCCACTAATGCTTATTATAATAACCAAGCTATTTCACAGGGTGTAGTAGCGGCCAATCAAACTATTACTCAGCAACAAAATATGCTTAATCAGGCTCGTAGTTCTAGAAATGCCAGCCCTATTTCTTTCAATGTCGATCCTAATACTATTTTAGGGCAGCCTATTACTGCCATCATCGATAGTTTAGGTTTAGAGATACCTTTTACTTATAATGCATTTGGTGGTTTAATAGGTTCCAGCAGCGCAGTGTCGGTACCAGCCGATTATTTGCGCGGTGGTAATTTGGCAGGATACAATGGCCTAGATGACGGTACATTGCCTATCGGCCCTGATAGCAATATCGTTCCGCTCTTTGGCAGTAGTGAATTGTCTTTGTTCAACGCTATTATTACTGCTACTTTCCAGCAACTGACTTTGTTGCAAAACACGTCCACTAACTATGTGGCACAAAATCAACTGACCAATTACGCCCGTAAAAAATTGCGTTTCAATTTTTCTGGTTTGCTAATCATTCAACCTATGGATACTGTACATATCTATATGAACTCACGTAGCCAATACGATGCCAAAGTTTTGTCAGGACTACAACAGATGTTTAGTGGTGTGGGTATTCTAGGCAACCTCAACGATATGGCTACCTCATTGGTTAATCAGGTTGATACTCTGCTTAATCCCTCTGGCAATATTGCTATGCAAGCTGAAAAATCTATTTATGTCGGCCCTGATTTTCCTAATTATTTGTGGGCTCTGTTGCGAACACAATTCGTGACAGAAATAGAGGGCACCCATGTCTTTGCGGGCGTAGTGGAGCACGCTAATGACAACTGGGTAGATGGCAAATTCACCATGAACATAGATGGCAAAGACAACACTGCCTACTTCGATCAAGGTAAAATAAATTTCAAGCCAGGTGTGGATGCATTCAATGGTTTGATTTTTGATCCGCTTACCCCTTTCAAGTCCAACTTTGATAGCTTCACGGGTAATGCTTCGGCCCCCGTTACTTCTCAGAATTCTTCTAACACGCCACAGCTTTTAGATGAGAATATGTATCTCTTGTCGGAGACAGCTTCTGGTTCTCTGGTACGATATAAACAAGGGGCTTTGTTTGGAGAGAAAGCTACACAAGGTAACTACATCCAGGACCAAAATATTGATCCAGCCACTGGACGTCTGACCAAGATCTTTTATGCTCCCGATGGGTTGGTTTATAAGTGGAAACAAGGTATTGGTATTTTTGCACAGTCTGGCAGCACCGCCACTCTCAATGATCCCAATCTGGTAGGTAATCCTAATATTTTCAACGAACCTTTTGCTGGCCTGGATGTAATGAATGTCCTATCCTTGTTAATTGCAGGCGTCCCTTACAATTATGCCACTTACTTCAAGGCTACTTCTAATTTCAATGGTTTCACTGGCGATCCGAACAGTAAACAATCCAACTCTAATTCCTTTATGGATTCTTTGAGGCTTAATTTGGTGAAGACTAATACCTTGTGGGGAAATTTTATTCCCTTCAAGACTTTGACTATGAACGAGGCTGCTATCGCTCAGTCTATGCAAGCTCAATTCACCGCTACTCAAATCAATTCTGATTTGGACAAAAAGCTTCAACAGTTTTCTAATTATCAAACTCAACTAGTAGCTTTGGGAGCTATCAACGCCCTATCCAATTCTAGAAATATTTCTACGCCAGCTGAGAGCGGTGTCCTGGCTCAACAAAAAAGCACCTTGCTAGCCCAGGTCACCAATTTACAAACAAGCATCCAAGGTTCTATTCAAGCACTGCAAGCTGCCTCCACTCAATTTTCTAGCCAAACTGGGACTGGCCCTGCCGATGCCACTAATTATCTAACCAATGGTACCAACGATCCTTCTGATAGCCAAGCTCGTAAAACCATTCGTCGAGAAATTAATTATTTGACCAGGCGTATGTCTTATGACGTTCGTGCCAATGAAGACAAGAATCTTTTTATAGTAGACGATTATTATGATGTGGATTATGACATCGCTGCCTTCAACTCTTCTTTGACAGATGGCTTGAAATTGTATAGCAATACTTACACTAGCGCTCGTGAAAATATTCAGACGGCAGCTGACCTACTGAACTTGGAAGTCTTTGCTGACTCACAAGGGCACATTCGAGTTAGACCACCACAATATAATAGGATGCCCAGCTCCGTCTTTTATCGTATGTTGTACCTTAAGCAAACTTTGGGCATTCAAGTTTTCCCAGACTTCCTCAATAATTTGCTGACTAATCAGTTAAGCAGCTTACAAACACAGATCGAAATACTGGAAGATCAAATACGATTAGATTGCGCTATCTTGAATAAGTATCCCAGTTTGGATGTTACTGGCGATCAGGCAGCTCAAACATTTCTTGTCTCCTTCAACCCCCAGGGTGCTACTTTCGGATTTTTGTCTAATGGTGCTACCGATAGCATTGGCGACATTAACAACCTAGTACAGCAGGCTAACCAAGATGTCGCCAATGCTGGTGTTAGTCAAGGGCTAGGTGATTACAGTATTATCAAAGCGGCCGGCACTTCCACTAAACAACTTTTTACCAACGCAGCTTCCTATACATATTTGTTATCGGCTCTGACGGCACAAAATCAAGCACAGGGCGGCATTCAAGGCGGTACCAATATCAATAATCAGCCTACTACCGGTGTTTTCCAAAGCAGCTTGGTGCAAACCTTGATTACTCGCATTAGCACTAAGTCAGGACAAACAGTTAGTAGCTCTGACTATCTTACTGCGGCCGGCCCTAATCAACCGCTAGAAATAGCTACCGGACAAACTATCGATTTTTTCAAGGTGACTAGCCAGCTGACTACCTATATGATGCAGTGGCAAACGCAAGTCAAACTTTTTTATCATACCCTCAAAAATACTGCCGAATATCGTTCTTTGGATGATGATACTACCACTGGTAATATGATGCAGAATGCAGGTATTTTCAACAACCAAAATATTCCCGAAGTCTATGAACATATGATTGAGGACGAAACTTTTGACGATTACGGGCTTAACTCAGGTCAGCGATATGTTATCAAGACTTCTCAAATCAAAAATCTTGCTATTGGACAAAATGCACCCCCTTGGACAACGGTAGAGGTACAAGGTACCCTTTCACCTGTCTTTGATCCTGCTTCGGGTGGCGGCGGTCCTCCCGGCTTCAATAATTTTCCAGGTGGTGGTAATGGATTAGTGACTGCCTTGGCTATCGATTATGATATGTGGCGTAACTATGGTTTCAAGGATGCCAAAGTGATGCGAGTTCCCTTCTTGACGGATCCAGTTACTCAATGTGGCCCTTATGCTGCTATGGTACTGGCTCGTAATCGCTCTAACATTTTGCAGGGCACTTGCACTATTTCTGGTAATGAGTTTATGCAAGTAGGGGAGGTAGTGTACTTGGAAGATCGTAATTTACTCTTCTACATTAAATCAGTTAGACATAATTATACCGAAGGACAGTCTTTTACTACTTCTTTGGATTTAATCTATGGCCATTCCATTGGCGATTATATTCCCACCTATTTGGATACCGTAGGAAAATTGATCTATAAGAACCAAGATGTTACTAATACCATTATTCAGAGACAAGACTCTTCGGCTAATGAAAAGAATTTGGGAGTTATTCAATTATCTGGACAGCAACCCACCGCCAATATTTTATACACTGGTAGTGAGGATGATAATATTAATTCTTATTCTGCTACTAATCAGACGGTAATCAATAATATCTTGTATACTACTAATTATGTTATTAACTCTAATGGTCAGCCAGGTAATAACGTGACTGCCGCCATTGAACTTAGAATATACTATGATAGCAACACGCCTGTTAATAGTAATTTACAAAGTATGGCTCAACAAGTGCAATCTAATTTATTAGGAAGTTCGCAGGGTGTCCAAAATCTTCCCACCGCTAATCAGCCTGTGCAAAATCAAACTTTACCACCAGGCTCTGTGACGGTGGTGACCGTTAGTATGGATAGCCAAACCGAATATCGATCACCTTCCCAGCAAGCCATCAACGCGGCTAGAAATCAAATGGTTAACACTAGCAGCAATACAGGCCCTAGCACCCCTACTAGTTCTAGCTCACTAGCCGCTAATAATACTACTCTAAGAACTAATTTGTATAGTTATATCATTGATTGTTGGATTACCTTTACCCCAGTGCCGGCCACCGTGTCCAGTAGCAGCACCGCTAATCCAGTCGCCTAAATGAGGAGATGATGCCC